TTTCCGTATCATCAAATGATCAGCAGAATAAATAAAGCTAAAAAAAGACGTACACAAATATCCGGTATTGAAGAGATCCTTGGAGAGGCTTAAAAAAAGGGAGGACTAGCCCCCCTTTTTATTATTTATAATATAAACTACTTCTATCCCGTGGTTCTAGCCACTCACGATCTGGGTCCCATTCTTCAAACAGTAAATCAATAGGCAGATTATCCTGTTCTCTGTTTTCATAGGACCAGTAGTATTGTTTCATATAGAATTTTAGTTCATCAAATGTATTGCTGTTTTCTAAAACACTATGAACTACTTCTACTAACAGTTTATCAAATGTCTCCTTATACTCTAGAGTTCCTGCATCTACATCTTCAAACTTATCAGTAGTAGTCATATCATGCTTGGTGTATGTGAACTCTGGTGTTTCTACGTTATCTTTCATTGTTTCTCCTAAACAATTTATAAAACCAAGTAGATTTAAAATCATCTACGAATGGTTTATTGTATTCGTATTTTTGTTTATAATACCTTCTACTGTTCTGAAGAGCAAGTCTGGCTTTTTTAAGATTTTTTATTTCACTGTTTAAAAGAAATCTTTCTCTTTTTATCAACTGTATCTTTTTTTCGTATTCAATTTTAATATCATGATCTTTGATTTCTTTCTTTCTTAATCTTATTAACTCTTCAGATGGTTTCTCGGGTACTCCATAATGATCAAATACATATTCAAATCCTTTTTTATACCAAGGATTTTCCATGTTTCTTTCGTGTTCATTATAATATGTATTACTCATGGTAAGATATTTGAGCGTGTCTCACAATCCTTTTACCGCCACGCATTTCTATCTGTCCTAAGTCTCCACTTTCTTCTCCGTCCCAGTAAACTGTTCCAGTGAGATGATAGCCTTTATCGTCTAGTACAGCTTTCTGTATGTATTCTATCCATTCTATATAGTCATAGAACTTCTCTCCACCATCCCATTCAATAGCTGTACCGTCTTCGTTTGGTATCCATTGACACCATAGGCTTGGCTGTGTTCTGGGAGGTCTGTTACCATCAGTAACTGTTTCGTCTTCGTTTTGACCGAATGGATCATCTTCAGTTGCTGCGTCTACATAGAACTCGCCTTGAACTCCGTACTTAGGATCCATTCTCCTTTTCATTCTTCTAGTACTTGCTAGTTTAGTTAGAAACTCATGAGTCTCTTTATCTAGCGGTCTATTTAGATTGAATTGTCCATGAAACTCTGTGTGATAACCCATTATTTCACGTTCCTTCCAAGAGCTGCCCACATGAGTTCTGGTGTAAGTCTCTTTATGTTATGCAACTCGCATCTGTTAGCCATTCTTCTAACAAGTGCCTTTAGTTCGTATTCTATACTTTCTAAAGATCCTTTACCTAACTGAACTCCTACATTTGAAAATTCAGCTCTGATCTGTTTGTTTGTCATGTTTATCCCCTTCTTTTATTCCAAGATGATCTTTGATATCATCTATTCCTTTTCTTATGGAAATGTTTGTTATGATAAATGTGATGCAGGTTATTGCAAATACGCACATCATCAGCCACCAAGCATTAGCTTCGGTGTTAGTAAACATTTCCCATGCATACCATTCTACTGTTTCAGTCATATTGTTTCCTTTCTATCTTGATTCAAAAATAAGTCTAGTATATGGTTGACTAAAATTTTCAATATTAACAACAAACCATTCCTTTTCTCTTAGAGTAAGGAAATGATCCCCGCTAAATATTGATTCACCTATTGATAAACCAGATACCACTAATATCTTACTTAAGTCTTTTATAATTTCATTATATTCTGGTTCATATATAGCTATTGCTTCTTCATGAATTAATTCTCCCGTC